TGGTGTCCTGCCCGATGATAGTTGTAGGAATATATCCAAGCGCGTGAGTGATGGTGAAATCCGTATTGGCCACACCCGGAGAAGTCCCGCTCGCCAGCCAGTTGATGATGTTTTTTGAGGCGTCCCCGTTCGATGTTCCGTAGGTAATATTTTGCAGCGCTCGCCCATGATTTCTCAGCCATTCGGCAATGGTGTCGAAGGTTGGCGTCGTGAACTGGTGCCAGCGCTGGGGTTTCATGGCGAAGTCTCTACAGTCCCGGTCATAATTATTTTTACGATGGACAAAGCTCCCGCTCCCGGTGCGCGAGTCCAGGAGAGTTGCAGATTCTGTGCCGTAAGCGTCAGTCCGATGTCGTTACGGCACATAATCCGTCCGGTAGGGATAAGATTCCCAAGTACGATTATCCCGCTAGTGGCGCTCACTACCTTCTGGTCATCGTTTGTTCCTGTCAGGTTGAACGTCACGGCCACGATACCCAAGTCGCGGTAGCTGACGATGATTTTGCTGACTGTCGGAGTTTTACCGGGAATGATTTCTTCCACACGGTAGAAATAGTTTGACGGGTTAATCAGGTCGTTGTAGCCGCCGTTCGGGGCGTCAAAGGCATACAATCCCGCCTGTCCGGTGACCGCATTGAGCATCGGATAGGCTGAAACTCTGGAGTTGGAACTTATACCGCCATTTGACTGTGCCATTAGAGTTTGGTTATTGGCCCTCCGCGCCCGCCTCGACCACCATCACCACCTCCACCGAATCCTCCACCCCCTCCTGTACCTCCACCGCCAGCAACACCTGTTCCTGGTGGTACAAATCCAACCTGCCCGAAAGACGTTTGCTGTCCTGTCCAAATCTCTTCTTCGCGGCCAGTAATGAGAAGCCCATTGGTATCTCGTACTTCCCAAGACTTCTGTTCAAAGGAATAGATGTAGTGCCGCGTGAAAGAAGTTAGTGGGATACTGATTCGGTAGCTCAGATAGATGTACCCAATTGCTTCCGTGGGCACGATGGACGCTACAGGAGTGGAACTAGCCAGCGCCAAGTCAGCCATGATGGCATCTCTTGCCGTTCCTCCGATGTCGGAAAATGAGTTCACGCCAATCTGGTATATCTGCTCGACGGAAATGAAACAGGCAAAAGCTCCATAGGAATGTATGCTCCATGGGAAGATGTTGCCTACGCCGTGGTCGGAAGCCCAGAGATGGTCAAACTGGAAAGGAGCAATGCCGTTTCCCGTAGGCACAAATTGCGTAATCCCGTTGGTGCGGAAAATGTAACCTGCTGCTCCAATGGTGATGATGCCGGTGATGTTGTCCGGGACATCAAGAAAATCATTCTCACCGGCGTTAGTGTTGGCGATGAAGTCCCACTGATTTGGAAGACCGTTTGCGCTCCACCAAATGCGCTGAGGGAAATTCAGCACCACTCCCGTGGTTGCGGCGTTCACCCCTAGCTGGTCGAGCACCGTGACGTTGGCCAGGATGATGTGGTTGTCTAGTTCGGCTAGGAACAATCCTCCAAGCGCCAGTGGCCCTGTCGTTCCGCCAACCACATTGGGAGCGTTGGTCTTTGAAATACCGGCGACTGAGGAAGCGATTGTACCGTCTCCAAAAGTCGTGGTAGCAGAAGGTGCTAGGGTGATGCCGTCCCACGAAGCTACAAATGGCAGCCCGTTGGTGTAGTACAGGACGTTCGCAAAAACTCTGTAGGAAACAGGTATACCTGGATTCATTCCCGGCCCGCCAAGGATACTCCAGCTAGCTTGAGCCGGAGGATTATTCTGAGCCAGTTGCCACAGCCCCCTGGTAGTCCATAGCGCGGTATGGCCGATGTTGTTGGCGTCGTAGAAGCTGTACATGCCGAGGATGGGATTGATAGGGTCGGGAGCTAGGAACTTCAGGACAAACACGGGCATGCTGCGAAGCTCGGAGTTGCGAAGCTGAACTCCGCTCATCGAAGGAGAAGCGTTATCAGGGATTAAGGTTTCTGGAGATTGGACGTTCAGGCCAGCGTAAGGCCCGGTGTAGACCACCGCGAACTCGCCGGTCTTGGGATTGATTTCGATTGGCACAAATCAATTCACCGTCATCAGCACAATACCATGAGTCAGAACTGTAGGCACTAGCCCGGATACCCAATAAATCTTTCCCCGGTTCTGCGAGAAAGAAGACGGCCCCGTAGGCACAATGGCGTTCCAGATGATGTTGCCGTTACGATCCCTAAGTTCTAGTGTGTCCGTGGCCACCAAGACAGACCCTGTGGTGCTCTGCCAGCTGATATCTTCCATGCGTACCCGGTTGCGGTATAGAACCTGTGCGATGGTTCCGCCACCGGATTGCGCTGTACCGGCAGGGATAACGAAGTTTGGCTGCATGACAAAGGCGGAGGCTCCGGACGCCCCGCTTATACGGGTATAGAACCCATTGTAGAGGGCGCTGGTAGCTCCAAATACGGTAAAGGCCGTATTGCTGTCCGCCGTGGCGTTGAAGGTTAATGCGCCAGTGGTTGTGATACTCACCGTGCCATCGGCGTTGAGGGTCAGCCCGGTAGCGCCAGTAATTGTGGCGATAGCGATGTCCGCCGTTTGATAGCTCCACGGGTTGTTGGTCAACTGTGCCATTTAGCTGTATTCCACCGCGACGTGCATCCCGATACCGTACAGTCGGACGGCACTAGTAGCCGCTGCGACAATCGAAACTTCAATGACAAGCGAAGAGAAGTCAGCAGTCTCGTAAACCAATGGTTGTGGAAGCGTGAATTTCTGAACGTGCGGAGTAGTAGCCGAAGTCGTTGTAGTCAGCGCCAGAGTCTGAGGAGCTACAACAGCAGTGTTTACCGTAACGGTGTTTTCCTGGAATACGTTACGGTTCAGGGAGATTGTGATGCCAGTCAAGGCAGCAGTCTGTACGGAATAGACCGCAAAAAGGTCAACCACTGCAACGCCCCAAGGAATGTTCGGAGTCCCTAGGACGCTTCCGCCTACTGTAAGGCTCCCCGCAGCTATTCCTGACAATGGGTTCCCAGGCCCGCCAGCAGCAGTACCGAAGGCTTCTTGGTATTCGTTTGATAGGGGGACAGTCCCTTGTCCGGGATAAGCCGGAAAAGTGAAGTAGGGCCTGGTAAGGTTGGAAGAATCCGGGGAGAAAACTACCGTGGCCGCACCAGCAACGTTGTTCCATGACCAATCACCGATGGCATTGCGCGTTAATGCATAGTTACCGGCAGCAGCTCCGGTGTTCGCTTCAGGAGCAACAATTCCCAAAGCATTGTAAAAGTACAGTCCACCAAACGTTCTCGCCATAGCGACTCCTAACTAGTAAAGAATTTCATTTTGGTCTGCCCGTCTGTCTGTTGGCTGCGTCAATTTCGCGTCTGGCTCAAGTTCGTGACGGTAGACGGATACCGCTCGTGCTACGTTGATATCCCGGCTTCCCACGATGGCTTTATCCACGCAGTCCGTTACTGTGCAGACTAGAGAGCCATTCTGCCAACGCATCTTGGAGAGAGGTTGACGGAATCCACAGCGGTCACAATTATGGTAAACGTTTTGTTGCTGAGACCGCCAGAGCGGCATGAGTTAGTCCTTGCGCGATGCTCCCGCACCACCACCGCGCTCAAGCCATGATTCTACACGCTTCTGCGGAACTCGTGTGCCACGGCGCAAGCTGTGTCCGCCTGCCGAGTGATGGACAGTGTGAAGAGCGCCAGCTTCCTTGTCATGCGTCCGACCATAGTAGTTGTACGGTGACGCTGAACTGTGCGCCTTGCCAGCCTTGAACATTCCTTTGCGCGTGTGCATGAACTAAGGCCCGTTCGATCCCCAGGTTCCGATCCATGAAGTCGCACCAGCAGAGAACCGCTGGAAGGTGATGATTTTAGTGGAGCGTGTGTCGAAGTCGTCGTCATAGTCCGAATCAATCGGATGGCGTTCAAAGAACTTCAGCTGGTGGTACTCCTTATCAGCGACGGCATACCACGCGCTCTGGCTGGTGAAGTAATGCACAACCTGGAACTTCAGATCTTCGCCCAATAGAGCGTTCAGCTCGTTGTCGGCGGTGTAGGGCTTACCCGGAGAACCTAGAATTTCTCTTGCGATGAACTTTAATTCCGGTGGAATCAGGATGGTCGAGGGCTTGACCCGCACAGGCAAACCCTGCGAGTCCGGCATGCGCTCGAACTGGTTAATCATCAACTGCACGCCGGTAAAGCTCAAGTCCACGTCCGGAGATGGCCGGTTGGGGTAGGTGCCTCCAGCGAAGATGACGTTAGCGATACCAGGTGCCACGTTGGTTGCCGCCGTGCCGCCGAGAAGCGGATGCTGGGTGTTGAAGAGCGAAACTCCGTCAATCGATAGGACGGTCGAGAATCCCAGGTTCAGGACGTTGGCTGCTACAATCTCTCTGGCAAACTGAGCGGAGCGGACATGGGCCTTCGGAACCTGCCGCACGATTCCGTACTGGTCGTCTTCAATCAGTTCCCAGGAAGCGCGGGAACCGATGGCATACGACAAGTGCAGGTAGCGCTTGGTGCCGCCCTGAATCATGTCGTCGTAGACAACGGTATCGGCTTCCGGCTTTTCCGGCATCACTCCGACGCCAGCAGCCTCGATTTCGTCCTCAAAGGATTGCTGCGAGGTTTCGACATTGAAGATGGTCGAGTATTCCTCGCGGCGCATCTGGAGGTCCAAAAAGTGAAGGAACCAATGATGCACACCAGGTGCTAAGATTTGCGCCCATGCGCCCCGAACCATCATGCGAAATACCCTCGCTTTCCTACTACTTATCCGAGAATGTTGACAGCCGTTTGCAGGAACACAAAAAGAACTCGTGAACCAGCGGCAGGAGTGTCGCGCAAATCCAGGCCAACTACTTTAACTAAAGTGGATTTTGATTTGTCCACATACCAGAAGTTAGAACCTGTGTCGATGGTCATACCGTAGGTCTGGCCAACATCCGTGACTGCCGGAGTAGCTGGGTTCCCTGCGTTGCCGAATGTTGCCGAAAAAACGTTGTCCGGATTGGCGGTGAAGAAACCTACTCGCCCATCATTCAGCGGTGCGCCGTGCGGAATGTTTTTGGCAGATGCTTCGTTTTGCACAGAGCCAAACGTAAGAGTCGCGCCAGCGCCAGTAACGGGCTGGTTAGGAACCGGAGCGCCAGCACCAGTCGAGCCGAGGTTTGAAGCCGCCTCATAGCTCACCCCGCATACAGCGCCGGTGCCAGGAGCTACTACAGCGCCCGCCCAAGCAGCAATTCCGCCGTCTGCAAAGATATTGGCTACTAGCGTGCCAATCTTGAAGGTTTGCGCTGCTTCCTCAATAATCCTGCGGCCTCTCCACTGGTTCCCGGAGAAGGTGGAGACGGGCTGAATTGGAATTGCCGTGATTGCCATTGCTTCCTCCTACTAAACTTTCGACTGATGCCGCTTCCGCATCTCAGCGACTAAATCCTTGGCCTTCTGTGTGTCTTCGCTCGACTGCCCGTCAATCAGGGCATCCGGATTATCGGGGATGAAGTTCGTGACCTTGCCCTTTAGCTCGTTCGCTACCGACTCATGCTTGGCTCTTCCGCCTTCATCGAAAACGCTTCCGGAAAGTTCCTCTTCCTTCGTATGCACGCCGCGCATTCTCTGAAGCACTTCGGCGGTCTGCATGTTCCTCTTGATGTGCGAAGCCCACAGGCCGAACGGAATCTTCATCAGAATCAGGTCTCCGGAGCGGAGTTCTTTTTCATTCGCTACCGTGTCGCCCACCAGCACATCCACATCATCGGTCGTGGCGTTGGTGAATCCCATCGCCTTGCGCTCCATGTACACGCGCCCGTTGGCGTGCATGCGGTTCACCCAGCGGTAATAATACTCGGTGTTCTTTACGCGGATACTAGCGACTTCGGGAGCGGAGAGTGGCCGGGCGATGACGGATTTGTCTAGAAGGATTGCAGCTTCTTGTGAGATTTTGCGAGGCGGGGGATTAACGCTGTACTGCTGAGAAGTCTCGGTGGTTAGCGCCATTTTCTCCTCTTGGCCCTACCGAGTTCTTCTCGCTGGGTACTAACGTTTCCTTGCGTCTGATAAAAACCAAATCCCCCGAACGGAATTCAAATTCCAGCGTCCCCCAGGTTTTCTTGCTCTGGAAGTCCGACACGAGGGATTCTATGGTCTCTCTGGTATCCATGTCAACTGGCAATTTTCCCTGGCACCGCCATCGCCGGAATGATGCGGGACTCGGACTGCATCTTCTTCACGCCCATGTAGTATTCGCTCTTGGCGATTTCGAGCATGCCGAGAACTTGAAAGGGAGCCAGTTCTGCCGGAGCCTTGATGGAGATATAACCGTTCAGAGTGGGATACAAGCTGATGACTACATCAATATGCGGCTGTCCATCTAGAGTGCTTTGACCGTTGCCGTTCATGCTACGAAGTCCAATTTGCTTGCAGCCTTTTTGAAGTCCGCCAGCGGGATTCCGAAACGCTTCGCAGCTTCAATCTGCTTCTTGCTGAGTCCTTCAGTTTCAAGAGGACGGCGGCCAGTGAGATTCGTTTCTCCCGTGGCGTCTTCGAGAAAGAATCTCTTGTCCTTGCCGTCAAAGCGGATTCCGGCTTTCCTTGTAGCCCTGCCGATAATCATGTCCGCAACGTTACGCACATAGTTTGGGTCGCCGCGCAGCGGAACTACTTTCCCGTTTCCATCTTGAGTGACAAGGGCGGAGTTCGAGAGGAAGGCTTCAATGTCCTTGCGGTTCTCTTCCCACAAGTCTCCGAATCCTAGTCCGCGATACTCACGCTCGATTTCTCCGCGCACCATGTTGGCTTCAAGTTCGTAGGTGCGAGCCAGAACAGGGGTCAGGCGTTGCGCGAAGGCGGCATTCTCATCATCGAGCACGGAAGTCATTTCCTGCGGAGTAGAGGGAGGTTTCGGAGGGGCGGAAGTGGAGTCCATCTTCTGCTGCATGGCATCGAGGCGTTCCGTGAAAGGTTTTAGAGATTCCGCGATGACATCAGCGATGGATTTTTCGGGAGGCGTATCTGGCTTGTTTTCCGGGTCGGGCATGCTCGGAGGTTTGTTATCGCCCGTGAGGATTTTTGGCCATGCCATTTTATCTCTCCTTCTTCTGGGCTTCGCTGTACTGCTTTACCTTCTCTGGGAGGGAGAGTAGCACAGAACAGACGGAATCAATACCCCTGACCTCAAAAAGTTTGTCGTGGGTGTCAATCGAAGCCATCGCGCTAGACATTAAGGCGTCCCGTTCCCGGAGCTTCAACAGGGATAGACCCTCCAGCAGCGCCTCCCCCACCCGGCTGCGGAAGAAGTCCAGCACCTCCTCCGGGGGCAGGCGAAGGAGCGTTTTGAACGGGCTGGCCGCTACCATTTGCTCCACTTGCTTGAGGCGATTGGATTTTGGGTTCGGGGATAAACTGGTCGGGTTGGTCATAGCCAAAGTCCTTTAGAATTCTCTTCATTGTGCGGTTACTCGACTGAATCACCTTGATGAGATAATCCTGCACCATCGGCGGAATCACCGGGTTATTGATGGCCTGCATGAGCTGACCCATCGAAGTGTAGTGCCGCTGCATCATGCCCACCATCAGCATTCCGGATTGCTTTTCCACTTCTTTGTTCAGAGAAGCTGTGGCAGCGCGAATCGGAATCTTCAGATGATTAGTCTTCACCGCTTCAAGTGCCTGCCTTAAACGGTTGGCATCGAGTCCGAAGATTTCCGCCTTCGCTCCCGGCCCGAATTTGGCATACATTCTGGCGAGTAAACTTCCAAGAGTCACATGAGCATGCCGGAAGTCCGTCACTTCTAGATTTGTTCTAGTTGTTCCTTCCTGCATGGCAGCAAGGGTTCCCATTGAAGAATAAACATTGGGTCGTTGCTTCATTCCGCCCTGCCCTGAACCGGCGATACTTGGCGCTACCCCTGCCCGCGATTGCACATGGCGAAGAGCCATTTCCTCGTTCTGAAAGGAAGACTGGTAGACATCCGCAATTGGAATAGCCTCGATTTCATCCTTCTCTCCAACCAGCAGGGAGAATGGATAGATTTCAAGATTCGAGTCGAGGTTTCGGGCGCGAGGAGATACCCGGAGCATGCGAGTATTCGCAGCGGTAGCGTTGTCGTTTCTTTGGTTATGAATGGTGGATATCTCTTCCTGATACCATTCGAGGATTTTGGCGAACCCTCGTCCATACATGCCTCCGTTCCGGTAGCCCAGCCTCGCTCTGATAATCGGTAGTTCATTTTGCGGCAGGAAATTGAAAACCGAACGAAGAACAGTTCGTGTCTGCTTGTGATAGGAAAGAATCAGTCGAAACTTGTGCCCGTTGTGCCACCACGGGAAATAGCACTCGTGGATGTCCCACTCCGCCGTGGAGCTGCCACCGTGCGTCACCTGGATTCCCTGGTCTTGGAGTTCCTGCTGTTTTTCGTTCTTCGGGCCTCCGCGATCCGGGCTGCCAATAATCTTTTCAACCATCTCCCGGTTATAGAGTCCAAGGATGGCGCGTTCTTCCAGTTGCGTTTTCCTTAGAGTCCGTATCTGCGCGTTGAATCCGGACTTGGCAAGAGTCGCTGCATCGGGATAAGTCAAGATGTCTTCGTGCCGGAGATTGTCGAACTGCGGGCCACTGAAGAGCGTCTCATCGTCAAACTCAATTCTCTTCTTCCGCGATGAGGAATAACCGACTACCACTGCTTCTACTTTATGCTCGTAACTGACTTTTCCGAAAGCCGTTCCCAGCTTGCAGGCGTCGGTGTACCAGATACCTTCCTTCCTGAATAGGTCTAGCTCGGTGGGCTCGTAACCCATCAAGTCCATGAAGTCTTCCATCACCGCGCGTTGCTTCTCGAACTCTTCTTCCTGGCCGTCAGGGGCCTTACGATAGTTCTGGAAAACCCACAGGGGATGAGTGGCGTAGTGAACTCCGAGCACCCAGGCAACGGTAGTGTCTACGGTTTCGCCAATCACCTGCACCACGACGTTCGAGGCATTCGGCCAAGGGAAGGACTTGGTTTCCGATGCCGGAACTCCGTCGTACAGTTTCCGCATCTTGGGGAGTTCGTTCTGGTGGAGTTGCTTGTGCGCGTCAGTGAGCCACTCGATTTGCTCGTTTACCCACTGCTCGATTTCTATATCGGTGTCTGGGCCGAAGCGCGTCTCTACGAGCTGGATGTCCTTATCGGCCATCACTCATCCTTCACTTGAAGATGACAGGTGAATAGCCATGCTTTGAACGTATCAAGCAAATAATTGGCCGTGGAAATTTCGGTATCCTTGGTGATGATGAATCCGGTGGAAGTCTCAGAATCCGGTTTGTTCTGGTAGAGGATTACGACGTGCTCCATGCTTTCGGCATTCTCAAGCGCTTCCATCAAGGAATCAGTCACCGAGTTTTTGTTAATTCGCTTCATCGGCCAACGGGCATTCCCTTCGTGGCTTTGAGCATCAGTGAATGGTGTTCGTGCCAGCGCTTGTAATAGTCTGCTTGTTCCTGGGTCTTGGCGTGCGCGTTGTACTGGCAGGAGCAGGAAACCGTGAAGGGATACTTCGGGTTGGAGACCTTGGTGATGATTGTCGTGTGCTCCATCAGTAGCCTGCCACGCCGCGCTTGGTTCCGGCCATCTCTTCCCGGCGCTTGGCTTTCTTATCCAGCAAATCTTTCATGCGAATAGGCTCCAAGGTAGCAAGAGAATATCCCATGCAGTCCAGCACGTCTACAGGCAATCGCGTGGAATGCGTGTATCGTCCGTACTCGTTCAGGAACGGGGACTGGTCTCTCCTTACAAAGAGTTTTCCTTGCTCCAGAATCGGAGCCATTGAATCGATGCGCGTCCACTTGGCGTTCTTTCCGCGCTCGCTCTTAAGCTCCCTTACCCGCAACTGTTTCTTCTCAATCTTGTTTCGGTATTCGATGTGGTACTTGAGATACTTCTGAGCTGCCACGGTCTCCAGCCAGAACTCCTGCATCTTCCACTTCTCGGCCATTTTGTAGACGTTAATCATTAGGTCGTCGTAGCTCATGCTTCTGGCCCACACATCGAGCAGGTAGATGAAATCGGTTTCGGGATTCAGCCCCACGATGGTGATGGCGTGATGGGCGCGTCCTTCCGCTCCGGCGTGGTTGGGGTCAACAATCATGGTGCGGAAGAGCCACGAAGCAGGAACGTCCTTTAAGACTTCGCCTTCCCGTGGCTCGTGGGTCAGGAGCATTCTTTTGGTTTGCGGGTCTTCCTTCGGCATGTAGTAGCGCAGCCAGTTTTCCTGGAAGACTACTTCCTCCGCCATGACGGCTTCATTGAGATACTGGTGGGAGAAAAGATAGGAACCTTGGATACGTCGGATTCTTTCTAATCGCTCTTTGTTGAACTCTTCCGGGAAGATAGGTTCTCCGGGCGGGTGAAGTTCGCAACAGCCCCCAAGAGCAGAATGGGACTCAATAATAAAATCAGGGTCGTTATCACGAATCCACCCGTTAAGGTCAAAAGGACTCCAGCGATTCCCCACCACAATCTGCGAATGGTCGGGGCCGTCGAATGCGCCCTCCAGGAGTTTGTGATATTCAATCGTGTCTTCGATGATGACATCGCTTTTGGCTCCCTTCTTTCCTACCAGGTCGTCTTCAATCATTCTCTCGTAGTGCCTTGATTGCAGAGCCCCGCCGACTCCCAGATAGTCAAACGTGCCTTCGCCGTTGGCATGGAAGGCGTCATGGGTCACGGTTTTCGATTCCGTGTTCCACACCGCTTTCTCAGTTGGCATTATTTCTGGGAAAACTTCTCGGAAGATGGAATTGTTCTCGAAGTGCTTGTCGATTCTCCGGCCCATCCTGATAGCATTCTCCTGGTTCTCGCTGATGGTCAGGATTCGTATGCCGGGGTTGTGCGCCCACTTCATCCAGCGAATCCACTCATCCCCGTAGCCCAGTTCCCGCATGGCCGCTTCGTCCCGCTCATCGAACGGCAGCGCCCACCACATCGGCAGACCTTCGGTCACGCAAGTGGTTTTGAAATGGTCGCGCGGCAGTTCCAGCATGAAGTTTACATTCATGCGTTCGAGCGTCTGGCAGATGGGTTTGTGTAGATGCTCGACCAGGCGGTGCTTCTGGAGGACGAACTTTTCAAAAAAATAGAGAGACCCTAAAGCATTGAGCCGGATGATGAAGGTAGCGGAGGAATCATCCGGGATAGGCAGCGGCTGCCAATTAGTTGGGTGGGCCATCGGGAGGGGCTGGCAATTCCGGCAGCTTCAGTTTCTTCACCACTTCTCTAGCCTTATCCAGTTCTTCAGCGGTGAATCGCGTGGTGATTTCATGGCGCACGATTGGTCGTTCGAGTTCAGCGTTGTATTCAAGAGCTGTGCGGATAGCCGCTCCGGCTACCTTCTCGTCTTCGGAATAGATGAGAGCCTTGAGCCTCAAGACGGCATCGTAGCCGAGGCGGGAGATAATCTTACTGAGTTCAATCTGGTCTTGAGCAATAATTCCGGCCCACAGGGAAAACCGGCCCTTCCTGTGCATGTCGAGCAAGTCTTGGAAGATAGGGTCAGCGAGGGTATCGGCTACTTCGTCAGCGTCGAGAGAGAGATGCGAAGCGATTGTTTCAACGCTTGCGCGTGGAAGGTCGATGACCGTCTCCGCGATTCGCTGCCAGTCCCGGCTATTTAACTTCGTAGTGATTGCAGCACCCTCCGTACTCCACGGTGTCATGTTCGCTGTCGCCTACTTTAGCACACTCCGCCGTGCGGCTTCGCTCGTTCTCGTAGTACTCACACCTCCCGCAATAAGTGGGAACTTCCGGGCCTTCGATGTAACCGACGATAGATTTGGGAACAATCCGCAAGGGGACGGCGTTTTGGGGGGCAATCCCAGGGAGGAACTGCGTGCACGTCCCCTCGCGTCCCGACACAGCGGGGTCGATGGTGATGACGCATTCACCAGTTCGTTTGATGTAGTCCCGGCACTTCGAGCATTGCGTGCCGAGTCGTTCTAGGTCGATGTACTTCCTTGGAAGATAGCCTGCCGAAGCTTTGGAAATCTTAGACACCGAGGGATTCTCTCTGATACCTGACCGCTCGGAGTTCCAGATGCCCACGGACACGGCCTAGAATCTCGGATTCGTGGAGGATGCGTATGCAGACCTGCCCGGTTTCAAGCGGCAAGTCCATCGCGTGACCGGCGAAGTTGGAATAAAGAACATCGTCACCGAGCGCGAAGTATTTTACTTTGTCGCCGCTAGACACGACTCTTCCGGTAGAGGGTCGGCGTTGGGACTGGTCGGGGATGACGAGCAAGGCTCCCTTTCCGTTGCAGTCCTTGCATTGGACGTTTCCGGAGCCGTCACAGGCGGAGCATTTGAACTCTCTCGACTCGCGGAGATAGCGGCCTTTGCCGCTGCAATCTTCGCAAGCCTTACTGCCCTTGCCTTCGCAAGTCCTGCAATCGTACCCGGATTTGAACGGGTCTTCGAGGACGAGGAGCCTGTCTCCGTAGGCGGCGAACTCAACGGGCCCGGCGCTGTACCA